CCGCGCGGCCTTTTCTTTCTCCGGATTTGATTCCCCTGGTTCCCCATGATTCTCGCTAGTTGGATGTATGGTCACTTTTCGATAAAGATAGCAGGTACTCGGAATTGCTTATGAATCTGCAGAACTCGAGGATCAATGATCCGACGGCCTTAAAAAAGGGCTGCCGATGACGTGCTGTCCACGCTGGCTATGGGGCGCCGGGCTTTGCGCATTCTCGGCTCTCGTGTGGCCCCCCTGGTGGGTGTGCGCCTGGTGGGATCCGGCTACTTGGGCGTCGACGGCCTATGCCGCATGGGTGCGGTAGGCTGAGCCATGGGCAAGCTGATCCCGTTTCATGACCCCGAGCTCGACGCGCAGCAGGCGCAGGACCTCGAGCCCCCACCGGGCGACGCCATTGCGAGCAGCGCCTGGCTCTCCAAGCTGCTGCGGCTCGAGCTTTACCAGGTGCTCCAGGACGTGACGCTGACCGCGGCCGAGCGCCGCTGCGAGGTCCTGCGGTTCGCGCGGGCAATCAACCACGCGATGCCCATGCACGAACAATTCGAGGTGCGCCAGATGATCCAGGATGACGACGCCGAGCTCCGGGACGCGGGGCTGCGCGGGGAGGTGAGCCGTGTCACGCAGGGCAGCCCGAGATCCCTACGCGCGCCGTCTGCTCGAAGGAAAACGTGACGCGGCACGCTACGCCGATCTTTGCGTAGAGTTCGTCGACGAGCGTGACCAGTCGCTGCTGCTGCGTGTGGGCGGCCGATGGGACCGCAAGCGCAAAGGTTGGAGTGACGTCGAGCCGCAGTCGGCGCTTCAGATCCGGGTGCATCCCGGGCAGCTCGAAGCCGTGGCCTGGTTTCGGACTTGGCTCGAGGCGGCACTCGCTGGTCGCGAGCTTTCCCCTGCGATCTACTCCGCCCTGTTAATCGGCGGGTCGCGCGCGGGAAAAACCTATATCGGGATCGCATTCGCGATCGCTTTCGCAGTCGCTGTTCCTGGCGCGCGCGTGTGGGGCGTGCAAGAGGCCGACGTCGATCGCGTTGATGAGATCGCGTCCGAGCTCGACGACGTGCTGCCGGGTGCCTGGTTCATTCGCCGCGGGCAGCGCTACAAGGCGGCCCACGGATCGATGATCACGATCCGCAGCGCGATGCACCCCGCCAAGCTCAAGCGCGGCCGGTGCGACTTCGCGTTCATGAACGAAGGGCAGAACATCAAGCGCGCGGCGTTCGACCTGCTGCGCATGCGAACGTCGGACACTTCCGGGCTCGTGCTCGTGGCTGCCAATCCTCCGAACGATGATCCGGACGGCGCATGGATCGGCGACTGGGTCGACGACGCCGCGATGGGCAAGCGCGAAAACTCGGTCGCGTTCCACTTTCATTACCGCGACAATCCGCACGTGAACCACGCGCAGCTCGATGCGCTTAGGCAGGAGACGGATCAGCGGACGTGGGACATCGAGGTCGAAGGGAAAATGATGCCCCCGGCAAATGCCGTGCTCCATGCGTTCAGCACGGCCAACATCTCGCCGGCACCCGACCTGCCGCGCGGGCTCGATGTGACCGAGGAATTTCTACGACGCCGAGGACTCGGGGCGCATCTCACGCATGCCGTCGGGCTCGACTTCCAGCGCGCTCCGCACATGGCCGCGATCATCGATCGCTACTACCGCAACGCCTTCGACGAGACGCGCCCGCTGATTTACTCGGTGGCTGAGATCCTCGTCGAGCTCGGCGACGAGCACGACCTGTCAGATGGCCTGTTCAACTACGGCCTGGATCCGGCGCACACGGTCCTGATCGCGGACGCGTCCGGCGAATGGCAAGACGCCGATCGCACGAAAGGCGGCAGCTCGTGCGACATCCTGCGGTCGTGCGGCTGGCGTCGAATCTTCAAGCCCGATCCGAACTCCGATAAAAACCCGCTCGTTCACGAGCGAATGAAAAACGATAACCGCTTGCTATCAGCCGCGGACGGGACCGTGACGTGGTTCGTCGCGCCAGAATGCGAGCGCCTGATCGAAGCGTGCAAAAAATACCAGATGAAATCGGGATCGCCGCATCGGCGGAGCGAGTTCGCCCATATCTGGGATGCGGCCAGCTACGTCAACTGGCGAATGTATCCGCGGCGTAGTGGCCCCGGTAAGGTAGAGTATAAGAGGCTCAAAGGACGCGAACGCCCCGGCGAGCTTCGAAAACTCTGATGCCAGGCAAAACAAAGCGAGCAGCGACGAGCGAAGCAGATCGTTACTGGCGAGGCATCGAGCGCCAGCGTCGCGACTTGGCGCGTAGCGCCTATCTGCCGAAGTCAGCCTTTGAGTTGCAGATGCCTCCGCCTCCGTTGCCCATGCGCGCGGCGATGGGCACGCAGACCCAGCCTGCGCCGCAGTGGGATCTGTTTCCGCAGCACCCCGGCACGGGGCTAACCCCGCAGTCCGTGATCGGGCTGTACCGCATGGCCGAGCTCGGCTGGCCTCAGCAGCAGTGCGATCTATTCGAGGACGTCGTCGAAAATGACGGTCACCTGCGATCGGTCATGGAAGCGCGCACGCTCGCGGTCGCCGGGAAGAAATGGCAGGTGATGGCCGGCGGCGAAGCGGCGATCGACCAGCGCGCCGCCGAGATTCTCGAGGACGCTCTGCGACAATCGAACTTCGCCGACATGATCGCCCACGTGCTCTCGAGCCGCTACATGGGCTATGCCGGCAGCGAGATCGACTGGGCCGACATCGACGGGGACATCGTGCCGAGGTGGTTCGTCAACGTGCCATGCAGGCGCTTTCGGTTCGACGAGCTCGATGCGCCGCGCCTACTCACGACCACGGACTACACCGGCGCTGCGTTGCGGCCAGGCCATTGGGTGTTCGCCCGCAACGCGACGACGGGCGTCACGGCGCGATCGGGCTTGCTGCGCACGGCGACGTGGTACGCGCTATTTAAGCGATGGAGCTGGCGCGACTGGGTCATCTACGCCGAGAAGTTTGGGATCCCACTCGTGATCGGAAAATACGGGCAGGGCGCGACCGAGGAGGATAAGACCGCGCTGACCGATGCCGTGACCGATATCGGCGAAGCCGGTCAGGCAGTGATGAGCCAGGAAACCGAGATCGACATTCGCGAATCGCAGCGGACGTCGGGCAGCGACAACCTGCACTCGGGGATCGTGCGCGAAGCGAACAACGAGATCAGCAAGCTGATCACCGGCTCGACGCTCACGGTCGAGACGGGCGGCCCGGGATCGTTTGCACTCGGCAAGGTGCACGAAACCCGCGCGTTCGACCTCGTGCTAGCTGATGCGGAGCTCGTCATGCGTCGTGTCGCGGCCGATGTGATCCGGCCGTTCATGGTGTTCAACGGGTTCGCCGATGCAGCGCCGCCCGATCTGATCATTCACGTCACGCGCGAATCAGATCCGTTGACCCGCGCGCAATTGGCTAAGATACTGAGCGTAGACATGGGACTCCCACTCGATAGTGAGCAGCTCCGCGAGGAGTTTCAGTTCCGTGCGCCGCCGAGCGAGGCACGCACGTTGGAGCCGCCTGATCCTGATCCCGCGTTTCCGCAACCCGCGGAGTCGGACTGATGGCGAACGAATATCGCTGGCATGATGCACTAGGGATTATCAGAGATCTGGGAATCGTCGGTCGCGCCCCATCGGCATCCGATCCGGGCGGCGTAGCATTTCCGGCCGTTCTGCATGGCGAAACGTTCGCCGGTGCCGGGAAAATCCCAGGAATAGCGGCAACTGTCGGAGCGGGGGATCGGGATTTACTCGCCGAGGTCCGCAGCGGGCAGGACGTCAGACTCGCGATTGAGTTCCGCGCCTTTCAGCAAATCGAAGGCGAGAGCAATCGCAATTACCTGCGGTTCAAGCGCGGAATTCTGAACAAACTCGCCAAGTCGTTTAAGGGGATGCCGCTCCTACGGGATCATCAGCAGGGCGATTTGACCGCACGCGCGGGCACGATCACGAGCTCTGTCCCGGTCGCGATCGAAGGCGGCACGGCCTTCGACATGGCAGGGATTCTGACCGCGCCATGGGCTGTCGAGGCGGCGCTGCTTGGCAATCTCGATCGCTTCTCGATCGGCTGGTCGCATCCCGGAATGCAATCGATTGAGTGTTCTGCATGTGGTTGCGGTATATTCACAGAATGCAGTCACTTCCCGGGCGACACCATCGAGGGCAAGGATGGGGAAAAGTCGACGGTGGAATTCATTTTTACGGAAGCCGAGGGCGTCGAGGTCTCGGCGGTTTCGGTGCCAGCAGTGCAGGGCACGCAAATCACCGAGATCCGATCCGCACTCTCGACGTGGGCCGGGCTGCGCTCGGCAGAACAAACGCGCAAACATAGGGAGCGAGCCATGCTGAACGAGATCGCGAAACGATTGGGACTTGGAGATACGGCGACCGCCGACGATATCGGCGCGGCCCTCGATGCGCGCGCAGTCTCTGCGCAGGCAGCCGAGGCCGAGGTCGCGAGGCTTCAGAGCGAGCACGCGAAGCTCAGCGAAGCCGTGGCAGTGCTTCAGCGCGCGTCGAATCAGCGCGAGCTCGATGCGCTGTTCACCGAGTTCGCCGATCGCTTCCCGCGCGCGCGCAATGAGGCGGGCAGCAGCGTTCGCTCAGCAGCGGAGGAAAATATCCGCGGGCTCGTGGCCGGCAAGGACGCGATGACGGTGCGGCAGATTCTCGCTTCGCTTCCCGTCCTGTCAGCCGTCATCGGGCTGCAGTCTGCGCCAGGCGGCGCGGCCGAGCCGGTGGCCCCAAGCGATCGGCCTGCTGGCCATCCGTTGCACATCCCGTGGAATCCGCAGCTCGAGAAGACGCTGCGCGAGCTCGGGCAGTCCTATGAAAGCTATCTCAAGTTCGGGCCCCACAATGGCCCCATGCTCACAACGATCCGGTAGAGTAGGAGTCACACCATGGCCGCACTAACGAAAGATAGGGACGCGAAAACGAAGGAACTCACCAGGAAGATCTCGCTGCGCGTCGAAGGCGGAGTGAAGATCTACAACGGCGCCATGGTCTGCGTGAACGCAGCCGGCTATGCCGTGCCTGCGGCGAACACGGCCGGACTTAGCTCCGTTGTTGGAGTGGCCGACGAGCTCGCCGACAACACGACGGGCGCCGATGGCGCGATCCGCGTCGTGGTCCGAAAGGGGACCTTCGGCATGAAGAACGGAACATCGCCGGTCGTGCAGGCAAGCACGGGCACCGCGGTATTCGTCGAAGACGATCAGACGGTAGGCGTCACGACCTCGCAGTCGATCCGCGCGGGCACCGTGGATGATTTCTCGGATGATGGTCTCGTGTACGTCAAAATCAACGAGCACGTGGTCTAGGAGTCAAAACAAATGTCCCTACTCGAAAACCAAAAACTCGACAGTTCACGGATCGCGTTTCAAACGCGGTTCAATGGGGTACTTGTGGGCGTCGAGGATCCGATCCGCGAGCTCGCGATGCCAGTATCCTCGAGCACACGCGTCGAGGAGTACGACTGGCTAGGGACCGTCCCTGGTCTGACCGAATGGCTCGACCAGCGCAAGATCAGCAAGCGGCGCGTCGAGCAGATCCAGATCCGTAACAAGGACTTTGCCGCGGGTGTTCGGCTCTCGCGCAACGACATCCTTGACGATCGGCTCGGGCTGGTCGGACCGCAGATCGATGAGCTCGCACGCAAGGCGGCGATCCACTACGGCGAGCTCATCATCGATGCGCTCACGCAGGGATTCGTTGCGGCAGCGGGCGGCACCTTCGGTGGCGCCTACGATGGAGCGAGCTTCTTTTCGACCACGCATCAAGACGGCACCGGGCCGGTACAGAGCAACTTCTCCTCGGCGACCGCGCTGTCGCAGACAGCCTACGATGCGGCGCGCAGCACGATGCGATCGCTCACCGACGAAGACGGCGACCCACTCGGGATCGTTCCTAATTTCCTGTTCGTCGGTCCGAGCAACGAGCGGACGGCGCTCGAGGTCACGCAGGCCGGAGTCATCGCCGGGCCTGCTGGTGAATCCATCACGAACGTCTTTCGTGGAACGGCGAGCGTAGTCGTGAGCAATCGGCTCGTCGGCGCCTTCGATGGGCACTGGTTCCTAGCGGATCTTTCCCGCGGAGTTCGCCCGGTGATTCTCCAGATCCGCGAGCCGATCTCGACTGCGATGCTGCCTGCCTCGGGAAATCCGAGCGATCTGTCCATGAGCGAGCAGCTGTTCATGAAAAAAGACATGCTGTTCGGCGCGCAGGGTCGCCACAACGTGGGCTATGCGATGTGGCAGTTCATCCACGGAAGCAACGGCTAAGATCACAACCCTTGCCAGGGTGCCAGCCGGCGGATCGCGAGGTTCGCCGGCTGTCATCTTTTCGGAGTAAGATCAAGTCATGCGCAAGCCCGAGCTCGATGATGAAACCGAAACGATCTGGTGCCACATGCGATCAGGCCATGCGCGCACGTTCGGGCGCCTGCCGGGTCAGCCCTGCGTGCCAGGGACGCCAGGGATGCTCACGGTCAGCAAGCGCACGGCCATCGAGTTTCGCAATCGTTGTGACGTGGTCGTTCTTGCCGGACCTCCTAGCAAGGCCGCAGCGAGCTCAGCGAAGCCGCAGGGGGCTGCGGTTGCGCCGGACGTGCATCGAGCCAAGACGGCCGACGGCGAGGAACCCGGGCCCAGTGGAACGCGCAAGCGCCGTACTAAGACGGGCGGCGACTGGTAGTGCCGGACTACGCCACCGATGCCGATGTGCAGCTCGCAGCCGGGGGCGTCGAGCGGCTGCTGCAGATCGCCGACCATGACAACGACGCCGAGATCGATCCCGGGCTCGTGGACGATGCGCTCGCCGAAGCCGAAGCGCTGATCAACAGCTACGTGCGCAAAGTGCGGGAGACTCCGGTTACGCCCGTGCCCGAGATCCTCAAACGCATGGCCGCGAATATCGCGGTGTACGTTCTCAAGATGCGGCGCTGTATGCTCACCGAAGGCGACGCGATGCTCCAGGATCAGCGCGTGGCCTGGCTCGAGGGACTCGCGAGCGGGAAGATTGTTCTCGGTGTGAATCCGTCCCCGGCCCCCTCGGCGCTGAACTGCGCGAACGCAAGCGAGCGCCCGACCAGCAAGGCGGTGTCGCGGGAGAATCTCAAAGGGTTCTCGTAATGGCTGCCGCGGTCGAAGTGGACCTGAGCAAGGTCGATCGCGCGATAAAGCGGATGCTCGCAGCCGGCCGGAACCTTCGCCCGGTATGGCGCGAGATTCGAACGCCCTTTCGCAAGGCGCAGGCCGAACACATCCGAGCGCAGCGCGGCCCCGATAGCGAATGGCCAGCGCTCGCGCAATCGACCAAGGCAGCGCGGCTCGGGCGCGGTGGCCGCGCGGGCAAGTTCACCAAACGCGGCAAATTGCGCAAGCCGGTGCAGCGGAAGCTCGGCCGCGCCCTTTCGGCTCGCATGGTCTCAGGCGCCAAGATGAAGCTTGACGCGCGCGCGATCATGATCCGCTCGGCCGTACCGTGGGCCGGCATCCATCAGCACGGCGGCATCGCAGGGCGTGGCGCGCGCATTCCGGCCCGACCGTTCATGTACGTCGACGACAAGACGATCCGGCTCACGGTCAGCAGAATCCTTGCGCACCTCGAGAGCTCCTGGCATCGGACGGCGTAATGGCCAGCCTACGGCAACAGATCGAAGATGCCGTCGCGGTCGCGCTGCGGGCGCGGCTGATCTATCTGCGCGCCTGCGAACCCTACAACGGCGAGATCGATCAGAGTCGCGGGCCCGATGATCTGCGGCGACTGCTGGTCGGCCGGTCGCCGGCTGTGCTGCTTTCCGCGGGCGGCGCATCGTTCAAACCCAAGAGTATTCAGAAGCGGCGCTATACGCGACTCGTGAGCCTCGAGTGCTATCTGGTGTCCTGTCACAGCCGCACGCGCGAGGATCGTGTTCGCAGCGACGTCGTCGCCCTTGGCGATCAGACGTCCGATCCGGGGATCTACCAGATCGCCGAAGACGTCGTGTCGATCCTGGCGGGTGAGGATCTTGGGCTCGCTGGAGTGGGTCCGTTCATGCCGAGTCGCGAGGACGTGCTGATCCAAGAATCGGACTTTACCGCGTGGCGTTTGACGCTTGAGGTTCCGACGGATGCTCTGCGGCCCTCGATCGGATTCTCGACAGACATCCTCACGGATTACGAGATCAATGGGAATCTGGTTGATACTGACGGCGAGACGGTATTGCCC